GACTATTTGACCACGGCATAGTATAGTGTTTATGTATTTAACAACTGATAGATTAAAAATGGTAGATGTTATTTAGTTCCAATTGATTTCATAGCTTCCTTATGCATCATCGATTCTAATTGAACTTTATCTGCTTTATATGCAAGATATAGTAAACATTTCTCTAATGGCTCTTTTACAACCTCATCTATTTCTTTAAGTTTGCCATCGGCCAACTCAACGATTGTTGCATAAGCTCTCCACTTCTTTCCAAAATTTGCCTGATGTTGTGAGGTAACTCCTCCTTCTTCAAAGAGTTCAGTATACCTTTCAGACAATCCATTTGCAAACGAACAAAAAAAAACAGGCAGCCCCAATGTACCGCCATATTTACATTCAGCCACTTCTCATCATCTATCTCTCCATCATAAGGTACGATTGAGTATTTACCAAATTGCTTCTTCTCTACTTTCCTATATAGGATACTCATTATCTTTCCCCAATTCTTATCTATTTGTATAGTATCATAATTAGTAATGTCAGCATAAGCACCATAACTCATTTTAGAAAGGTTAGGTTCGAATCCATATTCAACACCATCTATTGTAACGAATGTTGTCAACTCTATACCTTCAGGTGATTGGAACTGATTCAGTTTACTCTTTACTAAGTTATATGATTCAGCTGATAACTTTCTTACATACTCTACTTCTAGTCCGCATAGGTGATGTAAGGTTAATGCAGTTTGTGCTTCTTCATCATCTTTGTATGCTTCTAAATCTGATTGTAAGGTTAGATATTGTTTAAGAGATATATCTTCCCAACTTGTAGGTATCTCTAATGTTAATTGCTTTTTCATGCGGTGTACTTATTTAGTATTTGTTTAAATTGTTTTACTTTAGCCATTTCGTTTTTTAACATTGCATCCATAGCAATTAGTTTGGCTTTTAAATCCTCATTCTCTTGTCTCATTGATTGAGCAAATAGAATTAGTTCTTTTATTTCTTCTTCATTCCAACTCTGCATATTATCTTATTGATATTTGATATCTTCCTTTACTTTGTGCTTTAACCGATAACTTCATCATACATGCATATCTTGCCGCATCTATTGCGTGGTCTAATCCACCTTCAGGTTTGTCAGTAACATAACCATATTTGTCAGTTATGTATTGATAGGCATACATCTCATTGATTAGATTCTGAGAAGTCCTTAATACCTTAATCTTATAGTTCTTCATTACTCCGATACCGAATCGTATACTATCAGGACCTTTAACAACAGGTTTAGAATTAAATCCACTTCGGTATATCTCCTCGATAAGCCTCGGGTCCGCACTATCGCAGAATATCTCATGTGACTTATCTATTTGTAATCTTCTTAACTTATCAACTATATCCGATGTGACAAGACCCTTTTCATAAAGTAGTTCTTCCAAATATAGTTCATTATCATTTTTGTATATTGCAACTAAGGCAGTTGGGTCTTGACTAAATCCAAAGTCAATACCAAATGCCATAAACTCACCATTGATACCATTAACTAACTCAAATTCAAATATGGCTTTATCATTTGCTGCAAACTCACCCTGTCCATATATCTTCCAATATTTAGGGTTCTTTATTTCTAATTCCTCAATTGCCTTTATCATATCAGTAGGCAAGTAAGTATTATCCTTATATGTTGTAACGAATCTATCACAGTCTACCATTGTTCTTAACCAATGCTGTGGTGATATAGTAGGGTTGTATGCAAGTATTATCTTACCTGATGTACGGATTCTTAGCTGAAAATAACTTTCCTCATCTAACTCCGATGCTTCATCTACGAATAGGATATCTGATTTAAGACCTCTTAACTTCTCGGGGTCATCTGAATTAATAAACTGAATTATACTCTCACCTAATCGATATGTTCTATCTGATATGTTAAAGTTATCTTCAGAGAATATTCCAATGCCTTTTAGTATATCCGTAAAATCCTTTATTACTGTTCGTTTAAGCGATGGTATTGTTCTCCTTACTATTGTTATCGCCTGTTGCGTTTGAAGCGCTTGTACGATAAGGAATTGAAGAATAGCGTATGTCTTACCACTTCTCGTTCCTCCGATGTGTTGAGTGACTCTACTTTTTGATTCAAGTAGGTTTTCAAAAGTGATTGTTGTATTAATTTGAACTTCCACTCTTTGTTATGTTTACTGATATAGATTGTATCCTTTGCTCTATCTCTCCTTTAAGTTCCGTTCTACTTAACTTAGGAAGCGTAAACTCCATTAGTTTAAGTGCCAGTTCTATTGCTCTTTCGGGGTCTTCTTTACGAATCTTTTCTAAATCTGCTGATAGTGTATTGAGTGTATTATCAACTGCTCTTGCAATTGTTAACTTCATCATCTCCGTAGAACGATTGATTGCTCCCTTTGGCCTGCCGGTTGCTAACTTATGTCCTTTTGCAAATCCCATATTATATTCTATTATTTAAATGTATATACATATATATTAACACCTGTATTATGGTTTGTAGTTGATTCCAAATGTCAAAAGGAATAGCATTGCGAAATATATTATTAATAATATCCATACTTCATCTATTTTTGGTTTTCTTTTCATTCCACTTCTTCAAATTGAAACTCCCATATCTTAATCACATCATCATCATATACTATAAACAACCAAGCCATTAATAAGTGATTATTGAATTCAAACTCGATACGTTTTCCTTTTACTTCACTATATGGTATTTCTATTGGTATCATTTCTAATCATCTTCTGGTAAGTTCCAACCACCTGCTTCGAAATCTTCCCATGTCATTGGATGATTATGCGTTTCAGATGGCCTTCCTACCGGTAATTTATTTTCTTCAGTAGATTTAGGTTTTGTCATACCTAATGTTTCTCTAGTCAGACTTCTCCAAAGTGGTTCATCGTTTCTTATTCTTTCGAACTCACTTTTAAAGAATGCTTGCCATTCCGTTCTATCTTTTACATTTCTTTGTAACCAACTACTCTTTCTATTCCACTCTCTTCTCCTATCATCAAAAACTTTTCGTTCCAAGTCAGGTTTTCTACCCATCTTTTCAGCATATGCATCAGTTGGACCATTACCTAATTCGATGTTCCTTTCTATTCTATGTTGTTTGTTAACACATGGAGAGCATGTCCATCTTGGTTTCATTGTATGGAATGTTACACCACATCTATTACATTCTCTACTCTCTCCTTCTTTTCTATTGAATTTCTTTTTATTGAACATTGAATGGATTATCTATAACTTTTTTTAAATGTTGTCTTATCTTTTTGATGTGTATAAAACAAGTCGATTTTGAAATCCCTATCTTATCTGCTAATTCTTGTAGAGTATCTTCTGAACCCCAATACATTTCATACAACATTGCAGGTGCGAATCCTTTTGTATTCTTTAATCTCTTTATTTCACTTTGTACTTCTTCATGTGCCTGCATTATAGCTATATCTCTATCTACATCATAAACTTCATCAGGCTCATTTGTTTGGAACTCACTAACATAGGTAATCCTATTTAGCTTCTTTGTTTTGTTTATCCATCTATGTTTCAAAAACGCCATACAATACATAAGATTATAAGATTTTAGATAGAATATCTTTGGGTTTTGTTTCTTAATCAGATACTCATATAATTCCATGCATAAATCTTCGCTCTCTTCTTTATTCTTACATATGTTATAACTTACTTGCAATAACCAAGTGTGCGACTCTCTATAAAGAGTATCTAATCGTTTCTCACATTCTTCGGCTATACTACTCGTTATATCATTTTTCATTTATGATTGGGATTCTACTTTTATAATAAAATTACGAATTGTTTCTGCTGCTCTAATCCAATGTGCTGCAGCACTACCACAAGAGCAAGGTTGAGGTTCTGTTGTACTTAATATCTTATTGTGGTTACCCCATATCCAACCCATCCTATCATTTGGGATGTGGTTAGTTATATCTTTCATAATAGATTTTAGTTCAATATATTCCCCTTCAGTATATGGAAGATATTTAGTTATAAAATCTGGCATCGTTGTTGTTGCTGTTTCCATTATTTTACTTGCTTCAATTTTGGTAATTTCATTTCTTCTTTCTTCGGAAGTATCGGTTGATTAGTTGGAATAGGATTATCCAATGCTAAGAATTGTTTAATGTTATTGAAGTGAGGATGACGTGGTGAGAAACTAAACCCGACTGATGCGAGGATTAAGACCAAATCATTTACTGATTCAATCTTTGTGAAGTCAATAAGATATACTGCGTTCTCATCTAATTGCTGTGTTGGTTTACCACCAAACTCTAATGTTGCTTTTTCTACTTTCATATTATTTTATTTATTTTAGTTTAATTTAATTCCATTCTGACAACCAAATAGGTTATCAAGGTATTCTTTACGTCTTTGACATCCACAATCTGGATTCTTAAAGAATGTCCAAGCTACCCATCCTGCTAATTGTGTTCCGTGACCTAGTGTTAATACTGATATTAATCCTTCTAACCACGTTCCAAATCTCCATATACATTTCATATTATTTCCCTTTAAGTGATTTCTTAATTAGATTTGCAACCCATGTCGACATTATAAATCCATTTCCTTTACAATATTCTTTTAATTGTTTATGTACTTCTACATCTAACTGCAGCATTGCGTACTTCTTTTCTTCTTTCATAACTTTTATTTTATTTTAACGTTTAGCGATTTACCTAACTCTTTGTATAACTTAATGAATGTACTTTCTATGAAACCTAACTGAACTCTATCAATTCCTTCCAATTCTAATATTACATTTGCTTTATGATTATCATATCCATAAACATCATATGATTTATGTAAAGCTGGGATATTACCTAAATCTCTTCTGTATTGTTTTTTATGTTCACCTAAACGAACTTTAAAAGGAGTTTGAGTCATTCCAATATACACAAACCCATCAGGGTTAGTAATAGAATATATCTTACCTGGCTTGTCAGCTTTTCTATGTCTTGCTACATTACGAAGGTGTTGCTTGTGATTATTCTTTTGCCATAAGACGTGATGCTCTGGCTTATCAGTTCTGAAATCGAGATTGGTTTTAGAATTGCATCTTTTACATTGATACTGCAATCCATCTTTGTTTGAACTACATTTAGAGAATTGTGTGGTTTCTTTTACATTACCACATCGGTTACATTGTTTTGTCATTGTGCCAAATGATTTAATTGTTTATAAAGATAATAAATTTATTTTATATTACCAAATAATTTATATTAATAAATATATAAAGTTTTTTTCAAACAGCGTTTTTAGCTGATTTATTTTTTCCAAATATCTTTCTTAACTTTTCTCTTTTGTTTTTTTAATTTAAGCTTTTCTTCTTTTAGTATTTGCTCTTTAGTTTTACCTTGTCTTGTTCCTGATTTCCATAATGCATATGGATTATTGTATATACTACTTATCATTTCATATTTTTTATTTCTTTTTCTAACTGTACTGCAAGCCAGTAGTCATGTCTACTAGAATTTACATTATCAATTAAATTATCATTTACAGTTTCATTTACATTTACATCTTCATTTTCATTTTCCATACGATTAACATATGATTGTGATATCTTCTTTACATCTATATCATTTGTTTTCTTTGTTCTATTACTTCTTCTACTTTCTGTATAATTCTTTCTTTTAATTGATTCATCATACATTCTTTGATTATAATAGAATCCATCAGCTTGTAAAGGAAATCTTTCAGCTACTTCAATATCTTCATCAGTAAGTTTAGATTTTAAATCAACTAATGTAAGTCTACCTTTCTGATGTTGTAAGCAAAGTAAGTAAATGTATTTACCTCTTTGTTCATCAGTCATTGATAATGTTCCTACTAAAAAATCTTGTGTGTATAATAACACTGCTGGGTCTTTTGCCATAATTGTTTGTTTTAATTGTTTATAATATTCAAATATACGAATAATATTTTACATTTCCAAATCATATCTTATTCATATGTTAATATATATCA